TGTCCGCCTAATTGATCTCCTATTATTGGTTGAGGATCTGGTGGACCCATAAATTTTTCTTCAAATGTACCATCTTCCATTGCCTCTAACATTTCTGGTGTAAGACCTCTTGGATCCATTATTGGGTTTAATTTTTTTGGTGGGTTAGGATATAATTTTTCTAAATCAACTACGTCACCACCTACAGCATTTGGATTTCCTATAATAGAATTTTCTAATTGCTGCAAAGGATTATTTGGATCTATAGCTGGACCTGGTCTTGGCATTGGTCTTGGCATTGGTCTTGGCATTAGGTTATATTTTTCATCTGGTAAAGGCATTGGGTTTTTTATTATAGGTCTTGAAGGTGGTGGTATAGTCTCTTGTATTTCTTCGATCATAGGAGCTGGTGTTGGTGCTGATACTTTTTCAGCTGCAACATAACCAGGTATTCTTGATCTTGCCTGTTCTAATTCTTGTGCTCTTGCTCTTTGATTAGCTTTATTTTGTGCTATGTTTTGTGCTAATGAATTTGACATAGTGATTCCACCAGTCTGATAATTTTGTCTCATAAGGCCACCCATGTTTTTATTGTTTCTTTCAACAAAAGCATCTTTACCTGCATCATCTAATGCAGAATATTCAGCATCAAAAGCCATATAGTTATCCATGTAAGTTCTCATTTTTTTACCTACGTTTTCTTTTCTTCTTGCTAGGTATTCTTCCATAGTTTCATTTTCATCTTGTGGAGGTTCCTCCATTATAAATGCCTCGTAAATATATGTTGCAGCTGATGTCGCTCCACCAACTAATATTTGTTGTTGTACTAATGGTGGTAGTTCTCCTAGTATTGGAACACCTTCAAATAATCCACTGCTAAATTTACTTACTTTGTTTTGAAACACGTCTTTAAAATTTGTTGGTTTATTTTTAGCATTGGATAAAATTTCAGATGTTTCTTTTGCACCGGTTTGACCCTCAGCAAGAGCGTTTAAATTACCTTCACTTGTTGTACTTGGTGTAGCTTCTGTGCCTAATTTAAAACCTGTGTCAGTTCCTAACGGAGAACTAAAACCTCCCTTAAGTCCCTCTAATCCACCTCTGAATGCTCCACCACCTTCAAAAGGATTACCTTGAAAACCTGCTCCACCTAAATATCTCGCTGCTTGACCCCCAGCATAATTCATAGCTCCTTTTTTTAAAGAATCTCCTACTCTACCTGTTTTATCAAAGCTACCAACACCGGACATTAAACCTGCAATGGCAGGATTAAATGGTGCAACAAACGGTGCAGCTTTAACTGCAATGTTTGCTAGTTCATTTGGAATAAGTTGTTTTCTAATTTTTTCTTTAACCCAACTACCAAGACCATACCCTTGTCTAGCATTCATAATGCCACCATTAGCCCGTAATTGTCTTCTCATTTGAGATCTTGATATCATAAATTTTATCTATTGGTTAAAGCAGGGATTGTACCTGAGTTTATATTATTATCTGTTTTTAATAGATAAATCAAGACTATGTTACAACTTCTCTTGGTTTTATTTCTAAAGAAGATAGTATAATATGTAGTCTATTGGCTGTTGCCGCAGTCACCTTTAATATTTCACTTTCTTGTAAAACAAGAGGTTCTGTAAGTAATTCTACTGTTGCATTTGCTCCCACTGCTTTTGTTTTAAATACACTAAATACAGCGCTAGCTGTGTCTGTAATAGTTATAGTTATAGTGTCCGCATTACCAGAGTCTTCTGATATTAATATAGATTTTATAACTGCAGTCGTAGCTGTTGGTACAGTGTAAACTGTTGTAGCATTAGTTGTAGTTAAGTCTACTTTTTTATTTACAAATGAGTTAGCCAAGGAAAACTGCCTCCGCTTCTGACTCGTCTTTTAAATCTTGTTGATAGGTAGTATTTAATTTATTTACAATACCTTCAATGTCTCTTACAAATGATTGCTGCACCTGTGGATCGTACTCATCGTTTGGTTGTGTTAATGATTGTATAATTCTAGCCATTATCTTCTCCCATCTGGTTGTATATCTAATCTAAATGTACCTAGTTTCCAAAACTGACCTGTACTTGTATTAGCAACTTTTAAAGATATAGCTCTTGCTCTTGCACGGGTGTCAACTTTTGTTGTTGAAGAGCTTATAGTAAATGGACCAAGTGAAGAACTTGTCTGTGAATCATTAGAGTAATCTCTTAAATTTAATGTAACTATTGCATCACCTGTTTGAGATAAAAAGTCTGGTACGAATCTTCTTATCTTCATTGTAAATTCTCCATCTCCTTGTAAACCTTGATTACCTATATCAAAATCTCCAGATTCAATACGTGCAGCAATAGCTGTAGTTGCTCCTTCTTTAATTTGATCTAAACCTGTTTCATGTTCAAAGTATGTTGAGGTACCCTCTTGGTTTCCAAAAACATGATCTTTATTTGATGTAGCTGTGGTACCATTTGCATTGTATTCGGTTGCATGAGGTTTACCAAATACTGCGGAATCTCGCCACGCGGTTCTAGCTAACGTGCCACTAGTCCATACAGGTCTTTCTTTTGATGAGTCTAAATAATTATACGCAACCATTTTATTAACTACACCTGAACCTGAGTTAGGGTAAAACCACATAACTTCACCAAACAAATTATTTAAACCAGCGTTGATATGTTGTTTAGGGATTAAATTAATATCGTCATAGACAAAATCTTCTACTAAACAAGGCAGTGATTCTAGTTTACCAGAATATCTAAAGAAACCATTGTCTGACATCCAATATGCAACACCATCAACTTCAACGGCTGCATTCTTACCAATTAGTCCACAGTTAGTTCCTACTTGTTGAAATGAAAAAGTAAAGGGTGGACCTACAAACTTCATTACAAATAAAGCTGTATCTGTCCAAACATAAATTGCATCTCTACCTCTTATTGCTCCAACAATTCTAGAACCATCTGATAATCTTTGTGTACCAGCAGTATTACTTGCTGTTGGTGTGTATGTATTAATATCTTCTTGAGACGAGAATCTTATAAACATTTCGTCTTGAGTTGTTTTTGTGCCAATAGTTGTTTCTGTTCCAAAAAATACTACGTGTCTATCTGGAGTAGACACCAAACTAAATCTAGATGCTGTTGGAGCACCAGATATTCTTGTTGCTCTTGTATTGTTTGCTGTTGTTGGGTTTGAATCCCATTCAAAACTTTCTCCATTAAAAATTGTTGCAATTAATTTATTACCAAAATTATCTAAAGACCACATGCCAGGATCAGTTATAACGTCTCCAGATGCAGCAGAATTCCATCCAACATAATTAGAAGCATCTGTCACAGTAGCACCTGATGAATGTGATGCAGCTGTTGTACCTAAAGCTCCTCTTGTTAATCCAGATAAAGTATTACTACTATTAGAAGTGTAAGTAATTAATTCTGATCCAATTTGTACTGTACCAGATGATGCAAACGCTGTCGAACTTGCTAAAGATAAACTTGTAACTGATGAATTAATTCCTGATGAAAGTGTTGATGTAAATTGTCCTTGTTGTATTCCACCCCAAGATCCAAGACCAAAACCAGTTGATGCAACTTCTTGAGCGGGACCTACTGGATAGTAGTGTTGTACTCTAATACCGCCGGATGTTGTAGCGCCTGTTCCTGTTTCATTGGTACCTACATTAATTGTTAATGTTGCAGGAGTTGGTATACTTACTACTTGAAATTTATTTAAATCAAAATTTTGTGAGTTAAAATTAGACCCTGTTAAACCTGAAAAATTGTCTAATAATATAATATCTCCTGCATTTATATTATGTGAAGAAGCAAAAGTTATTGTAACAACTGCTTTTCCGTTAGTTGTAGTAAAAGCACTTGTTAATGTTGTTGTGTTTTTTATTGGGTGAATATCATAAAAGATACCCCCTGAGTATGCGTATAGAATTCTATTACCACCTAAAACAGCGTACTTGATTCCTGAAGAATTTATAAAATGGTGAATAGCTGTATTACGACCTGTAATATCTACAGAACCTAATTGAGCCCAACCTCCTATTTTTTCTGGTAAACCATATCTAAATCTAACATTATCACCATCAATCCATTGACTCTCGCCTCCAGTTGCTGTGACCTGTTTATTAAATCCTGGTGTGAAATTTACTTTTTGTAGCATAAATTAATCCCTAGTTTAAAATATACTAGAACCCTAGTTATATCAACATTTGTTATCTACAGGAGATTAATACTAAGCTGTGTAGGCTTTACCAGCAGTAATTGCAGAATTAGATGCTGTCATACTTTCAGTAGTCCAGTAATCTTTAGCAACCATAAGCTCTAAATGTTCAACATTTCTGTCAACAGCCGATTGTTTTTCAGCAGCTTCTTCGTCTGCCATTTGTGTTCCAGCAATAACTTCATTAATTAAAGTTACTGAATGTCCCATAGCTGTAAAATCTTGTGCTATTTCTTCTGCTGTTTTTACGTCTTCACTCATAATATTTTCTCCTTATTCTGTTGCGCATGCAACTGGTTTATTTTTATCAAGTTTTTTAAAATTATCAAGAATTAACTTAGGTTCTACCATATTATTTCTTGGGTCACTATCATTATATTTAGCTTCATTCCATTTATTTCCCATATGAAATTGCATGTTTTTGTTGTGTGAATAGCCAAATTGTGTCCAACGTGTGCTACCCCAAACTACAACACCTCGTTTATTTGCTGATGGAGAAAAATGATTTAAGCAACTATCTATAGCCACAAACCCTTCCGCATCTTTCAACATTTCATGTAACTGGGTCCAGTGTAAATCACATCTAATAGTGTCATTATAATGAGGTTCATTAGGTAA